GGGTTCTGTAGAGATGGAAAACACACAGCTCAAGACGGCTGACAATCTTGTTGGCTTAGACCCCACAAATCCTTTGTCGTCTATCAAACAGCAGTTCTTTGTGGATAAGTTCTTGGGCCATGTGCGCGATGTCATCAAGATGTCATTTAAGTGTTATCAACGCTTTGGCCCAGAACAAGTGTTCTTCCGTGTTACGGGTGTTCCTGACCCACAGAAGTTTGACAAGGGCAATCCTGATGAGGACTTTGACATCCTAATTAATTTTGATGTCTTAAACACTGACCCAGAAACGCAGGAAGCTAAACTCCAGCAGCTTGTTTCCTTGCTTCAGCTTGACAAGAATGGCCGAATCAATGTGGATTCCCTCTTGGACGTAGCTGCCGCCGCCATTGACCCAATGCTGGCAGACGCTATCTTGCAGCCTGCCGAGCAAGCACAGCAACAGATTGTTAAACAAGTAACCGATGACCTTACAAAAATCTCGTCCGCTATTGAAATGCCAGCCCGTCCAAATGGGGCGCAAATCGCGCTGCAAGTCATCACCCAATACGCCCAGCAGCCAGACGTTGCCCAGAGATTACAGCAAGACGAAGCCTTTAAGGGTCGTCTCGAAAAGTATCATTCACAATATATCTTCCAGATGCAGCAAATGCAGAACGCCCAGATTGGCAAAATCGGGACTCAGCCCGCTGCCGTTGGTCAGATGAACACGCAGCAGATGGCACAACAGTAAACCAGCCAATGTTTAATGTAAACTTTGCCCCGCAGCAGGGGCCAGCTCCCGTGGCTCCTGTTGTAGCTGAAGCTGCTCCTACTCCAGATTTCAACGAAGGTTTATATCTGCAAGTTCTTGGACATGAGGATAGCCGACCCTATGCTTACAAGGACACTACAGGACATCTTACGATTGGCATTGGCTACAATCTGGACGACAAAGATAACCAGAAAATATTGGCTGGCATGGGCTACAATGTTAAAGATGTCAGGGCTGGTAAGGTTAGATTAACAGAACCTGTTATTCGGAGTCTCTATGACACCTCTATTTCTAAAGCTACCAAGGATGCTAACAACTGGATTCCCAATCTGTCTTTACAACCAGAAGACGTTCAAAAGGCTGTAATTGATATGTCCTTTAATTTGGGCGCAACCAAGCTAGGTGGATTTGTTAAAACTCGTGCTGCCCTCATTAACAAGGACTATAAAGAAGCTGCTAAACAAATGATGGATAGCAAATGGGCCAAGCAAGTAGGCCAACGTGCCAACACACTTTCTGAGATGGTGCGCTCGGCCAAATAATCTTTATGCAAAAAGACCTTGTATTCCTAAGTAATTTCAAGCCGTTTGGCGAGCTACTCAAGCAAATCCAGAACATGAGAGAGGATGCTATTAGCTCTCTGCTGGAGGCTAAGACAGAACACATTCAGCAAATTAGTGGGCAGATAATTGCTTTTGACAGCATCTTGCAGCTTACAGAAGCTAAAGACGTTATTAAGAAGACAGATAATCTTCCTTAATAGGGGTAGCCTTACACATGGCCTTTTTTTGGCGGCCATGAAGCTCATAGTTTATTTAATTAATCTATTTGCGGCTTACAGCTTAAAAATAAAAAGAAACAAGAAAGAAAAACAGAGTATGAGACTAAATCTAGCCCCTTGTCAAGCAAATAATTTCATTTCTTGTATTCCTCGACTGAAACTATTTTTATTCCACGGAAGTTCTCCTTCATGCAAATGATGGCTTTTTGAGCGTCTGCTGCCCAAACGGGCATCTCGCCAGCACACAACACCTCGGCATCATTGGGTAATCTGTCGTTCCCAGAACGGAGATATTGAGTCCATTTAATCTGATAGCGGTTCATCGTTGTGTGTTTTTTATCTTAACGTCTCCCGCCATCCAATACGGGGGATTCTCACGGCTATACTTAAAGATGCTGTGTTCTGGGATGATGAGTTCTCCCTTATGGCGGCGCATACTCTTGGCAATGTAATAGTGTTCTGGGGCCACCCAAGCATTTGGGTTCGTGCTGTAGTGGTTTATTACAAGGCTATGCATAACATAAATATATGAGATAGATTAACATAAATACGTCAAGCATCAAAAAGGGGTGGTATTATGTGCCTATCGACTTCGCTAGTCGTTAAAAAGCGGCACAAACCTATGTCTGATGAAGTACCTGCACCCAACGCTGGGGGTGCTGATAGTAACCCAGTGGTAAAGTCCAACATTACAATGGCAGAACTTGCACGCCATCGTATTAGCCAGAAGAACCAAGGGCAACCGCCCGTGGCTCCTACGGCTTCAGAACCCAAGGTTGAGGAGGAACCAGAGCGTAAAGTGCAGCCGACTAAGGAGAGCGGCCCCACTGAAGCAAAGGAACCAACTAAGCCAAAGGAAGTTCTTTCAAACGAAGTTGATTTAGAGAATATGTCAGAAGCGGAACTGCGCGAACTATCTGAAAAGCTAGGTTCGCGTGCCGTGGCCCGATTTGGGGAACTCACTGCTAAACGCAAACACGCCGAGGAACAGCTTGCTGCCCTTCGGAATGAGTTAAACAATCGCAATAACAGCGACCCACTCGCTTCTGAGAAAACCAAAGACAATCCCTATGCGTCTATCAAGACCCTTCCCGACCTACAGGCTAAAACCCAAGAAGTCGATGAGGTGATTGAATGGGCCGACGATGTGCTATGGAACAATGAGCATTTGGCGGCGGATGACGTAGTGGCAACAGTGAACGGTCAGGAGTTGACAAAATTGCAAGTGCGGAAAGCCCTGCGCGATGCTCAAAAAGCTCGCAAAGACTTTCTTCCCTCGCAGTTGCGTGAGCTACAGGCTGGTGAACAACGTAAAGCCCTTCGCGGCCAAATGGACGTTGCTGCTAGACAGGAATTGGAATGGATGGGTGGTGAGGATAACGATGTTCGTAAGCAATATGAGATATTAAAGGGCAGTCCCCTTCTCAGAAAGGCTATGGATAGCGTCCCTGACCTAGAGCCTTACATGGAGTATATGGTGGCACACGCCGCTAATTCTATTTATGGCCGAAAGTCTATTAACATAGACAAGCCCAAAGCCTCAATCAACCCGCCTTCTTCGCCCGGATTTTCGGCAGCTCAAACTGAGCAGCCCGAAGGTCGTCAGCAGAAGCAGGAGAGAGACACCCACGAGAGGTTCTTAAAGACCAGTGCAGTGAGTGACTTCATAGCCCTCCGAACGCAACAAATTTCTAAACGTAAGTAATTATCTAACACAATGGCCTTTTCTAACACATTCGACACAACCAATCCGGGTTCTGCGGTATCAAACCGCGAAGACCTGCTTGACGTATTGACGATTCTTGCACCAGAGGAAACTCCTGTGCTGTCGTCCGCCCCTAAATCCAAAGCTTCCGCCACTTTTGTTGAGTGGACAGTGGACAGCCTTTCTGCTCCCGTCACAACGGGTGTTGCGGAAGGTTCTGATGTCACTGCCTTCACTGACAAGTTTGCTGGCCGCGCTCGCCTTGGCAACTATGTTCAAAAGTTCCGCCGTGACTTCATGGTGTCTGACTTGCAGAACGCTGTTGACTCGGTTGGCCCAGCGAAGATTGCCCAAGCGGAAGCGAAAGCCGTCCGTGAAATCAAGCGCGACATCGAAGCGACTTTGATGTCCAACAATGACCGCTCGGTTGAAGATGGTGGTAGCACCGTCTACGGTCTGCGCGGTTTGGGCGACTGGATTGATTCCGCTGGCCCAAGCGACGTTCCTGCTGCCTATCGTACTCCTGCTGCAAGCATTAGTTCGTCTGGTGCGATTACAGAGACAGTGTTCAATAACCTGATTACCTCTATCTATCGCGTCACTGGCACAACAAACAGCCTCACGCTGGTTGCTGACACAGCCCTCCGTCGCGTTATCAGCGATTATGCCCGTACTTCTGGCAGCACAGATTATTCTGTTCGCCAAGTGACGTACAATGGCGAGGTTTCGACCATCAAGCTCGCTGTTGAGATGTATGAGTCCGACCACGGCATGGTGAGCATCGTCAACATGAACCCTGACTGCGCTCCTGACACAACGAACAAAGACACTGGTTACCTTATCAATCCTGACTACTACGGGGTTGCGGAGCTTATCAGCCTTGGTTCGACACGTCTTCCTAACCTTGGCGGCGGCGACCGTGGTTATGTTGACAGCACGCTCACATTGCTTGTTAAGCACCCCGGTGCGCACGGCAAAATCACAGCGATTGCCTAACCATTAACTAAGGAACTATTACCATGGCTAAATTAACTATCAACGAAGCCGCACAAGGCTTCACACACAAATTGGCATTTGATTATGTCGATTTACAAACCAGTGGCTGGCTTTCGACTATCAGTGCTGCCAATCAACGCGCTGTTGGTTCGTTGCCAAAGGGCGGTATTGTAGATACAGCGGTGCTTTACCAAGTGGTAGACCCTGCTGGTGCAAGTAACCTCACCATTGACTTCGGAGTTACTGGTGCTGACCCCGATGAGTTCATTGACAACGGCGACGTTGACGGTGCTACTCAGGTTATCTGGAACACTGGCGATGCCTTTGTTGGCACAGACAGTGGAACGGAAACTACCTCCAATGTTGTTAATGGCTACGCCAATAACACAACATCGGCAAAGACGATGTTGATGGAGTTTAATGGCACGGTGGGTGACCTCACGGCTGGGGGCTGGGTTCTTGCGTGGCGGCAGATGGATTGTCCGACACAGTAAGCACAAACTAGTCTTGCTATACTTGGGGCATACCTTTAAGGGTATGCCCCTTTTTAGTGCATGAACATAATTACTCAGCTACCTAGATACTCTGATGGTGAGGTAAATAGAGCGTTAATCCGCG